GCTCATGGCGATACCTGTTTGGGTGCTGCATCAGCCGCCCCCGCCGCCGCGAGCAAGGGGGGGCTCGACGCGGCCAAGCCAGCCGCGACCGGCGCCTGGCGGCCAGTAAACAGATGGAAAGTTATCCACAGGTCGATGCATCGGTAAGTCATTGATCTATATGCTTTCTTACATGAACCTTACATAATCGGTTTAACACGATGACTATTATGTTAACTTTATTGTGGATAACTACAGCGATTCTGCCCAATAAGCAGGCAGTTTGCGGTTGTCCACAGGCCAGTGTGTACATCATGCGCCATTTTCTGTGGATAAGTCATCGATCACCTCAACATGGCGCAGCGCCGCCATGCGTAGGTCTTGGATGTTGATGTTGATCTGTTGCGCCTTTTGTAAGCCATAAGTCTTAGAATCCCATCGCTCGGCCAGCCATTGGCGCGTGCGGATGCGCTGGACGTCGCGCTGCGCGTGGTCGATGTCCATGCCGTCAGCGATCTTGATAGTGTCGCAAGCCATAAGATCGGCGGCACGCGTGCGCGCGCGGGTAATCATAGCACTGTGATCGTTTTCCTCAATCCAATCGTCTAGCGCACGCTTACCTATGCCCAGATCAATGCATATGTCTGCGATGCTTCGGCCACTCTCCACCATGCTAAAGATCATCTCTTCTGGCATCTCATTGAGAAAATCAACATCCTTTCGTCGCTTTGGTGTTCCTGCCATGCTTAAACCCTCTTTAAAGCCGTTTTAACGCGCTGAACGATGTCCAGTACCTTTTCGCGCACAAGTGCCGCTAATCGCTTAATTTGATCCATTCTTGAACCTCTCTGCTTGTTTACTGTCGAACTTGTAATCTAAGACATCATTGTCGCTGAAAGTAAGGTCATCGACAAAGTCATCAAAGCCTGTTTCGCCACCGAGCTTGTGCTTGTACTTAGTGACTTGAGCTGTTGGCACAAGCGCCTTGACCTTGATCAGATGCTGAACTCCCTCATCAGCCATCAGCACTTCCATTTCCTGCATTGACCAGATGTGATGGTTGGATACTTCCTGCCGTGACTTCTGTATCGCCACCGCATCGTTGACAGTCCTGACAATGATCATCGTCTGACCATTCTGCATTTCCCATTCGATCCGAGGTATGCCTACATCGGCTGTCTCGCACTCATCTTCGGTAGCTAATTGATCCAAAACTGCATACGCCCTGATCATCCCCGCCACGCTGGAATCGAACTTCGCCCGATCTTTGGCCACCATCGCTTGATGCAATCGGCTGTTCTGAGTCCAGAATCTTTCCCTCACATCACTGCTTACTAAAGTAGTCAGTCGGTTTTCTCCCCATTTCCTATCTGTCGCCGCTTTAACTGACTCCAATTCAACCAGCTTTGATTGAACGTGAATCGTCCAAGGATCTGACTTTGGGCTTGGCTGCTCCACCACTGGATGATGTCTTACTGTCTTCTTTGTCGCCATATCTCAATTCCCTGTTTTGGTGCAACTTGGTCACATACAGTGGTAACAAACCTCCGAGTCTTAGACTCTCGGTTTGTTACTTGTTACCTGTACGGAACAAACAAGTTACGTTTGTTACCTGTTTGTTACTTGTTACTGTGTATTTATCCAGCATCAAAGTCCATTGATTTATGCTGCATCCATACATAGTCGTCCCTGATATCCCCCTCACCTGACTTCTGCAAATCGTCCTTGGCACGCTTCCATGCCATCTTGAATGAGCTTTTATCCTCATCAGTGCAACCCATCTTTGACCACAATTCCTGCCGCCACAGCTCCAACTTAATAGCATGGCGTTGTAAACCATCGATGTACTTTGGCGCTCCATACTCTTTAACCATTCGCTCTAAACACTGCATCGCAAGTCGCTGATTCTTGCCACTTCCTGCATTGCTCTTGCCTGCCTTTTTGGGTTGTTCATTAACGGCTGAGTCGCTGGCCTGCACCGCCAGGCTGATGACTGGATCGCTCAAGGCCAAGCCTGTTGATCCAATCTGTACCTCTACCATCTCAAAGCCAAAGCGCGTCCCCTGCTCTCCATCTTTCATTTTGGTGATGGTGAGTACGCCTTTGAGTTGATCCTCAAAGCGCAACAGCTCCAGCTCACTGTACACGGCTCCAAGCAATGCTGACGATCCCCTCATACCTAAACCTACGTTTTTTCCTGAGTGATGCAACACCATCAAGGCGCAATTGAGAAATTCTTGAATCTTGCCCATTGATACGACAAAGCCCATCATTTCGCCGCTGTCGTTCTCATTGCCACCGCCAAAGGCTCTAGCCAAGGTGTCCACTATGGCTAAACGAAACTGCACGCCTGTTTCCTCTACTAGCTGGACTACGGCCATCATTAAGGCGTTGAAGTCTTCGGGGCTTGATCTGAGGTTGAGCTGATGTCTGACTACATAAATTGGTGCGCCATCTTCGGTTTGGTGGTGAATCTTGATCGCCTTGATCCTTGCGCCGACTCCCCCAAATCCCTCGCCGCACAGCATCAGTACCGCGCCTGGCTTACTCACCTCCCTGCCCATCCATGATCTGCCTGTCGCTATCGCCTCGGCAATATCCAAGGCTAGAAATGACTTGAATGAGCCAGGTGGGCCGTACAGGGCAGAGAACGATCCAGCAACCAGCACCCCCTCTATCAGCCACTCGACTGGCTCATCCTGTATGGAGTCCCAATGCTCAATCTTGATGGTCTTAAGCGGTTTAGGTGGTGGTGACTGCTTTGGCGGGTCGGATGCGAACTCCTTGGCGATGTCATCTGCCGTTTGTAGTGACGGCACATCAATTGGCGCATTCTGTTGTATCGCCTGTAGCCTTTCGGGTATCGTTACATCATCGACAGAGACAAGCCTTGGCGCCGCCTTAACTAACGCCGCAAGCTCTGACCTGCCGCCGCCTGCCTCAATGAACTCATATGCGTCATCGCCTTGCTCTTGCAGTCCAAGGTCTACTACCTTGACGGCTTTGGCAATTGGCAGTATGGCCTCGGCTGCCTTGCGTGCGTATGACCAGCCCGATAGATCGTTGTCCGGCAGTATCACTACATTTGCGCCAGCGAAGTATTCTGTGATGGCCTCCGGCCAATGTCCTGCTCCACTGTGAGCTGTAGTGGCGGCGACTCCTAATGACATGAGCGCGTCTACTGCTTTCTCGCCTTCGGCCAAGTAGATGATGCGTCCCGCTGTCTTCGCGTCCAGCAAGTCGGGTAACTTATATGGGACTATGCGTGCATCACTCAGTGTCGGGTAGCGTTTGCCATCACTGTCTACCTTGTACAGCCTGTAGGTTTTTCCTGTCTCGCCAACACGCAGCCGGTGCTTGACAAATACTGTGACGCGGTCCTCGTCCTGATACTGCCACTCCTGTTGGAACTCTATCTTTGGTAGAGGCTTGATGTTGGCGAGTGGGTCTGGGCGTTCTTCTAGTTCGGGTAAGAGGTTGCGATCCCTGATGGTTTGAAATACTGACTCCTGAGTACACCCACCATGGCAGTGAAACAAGGGTTTGCCCTCGTCATCAATGTGTACTGAGAGGGATGGATTCTTGTCGCCGTTGCCTTTGCCGTGTGATGGCACTGGGCAACTTGCTACCCATTGGCCGTTGGCTCTCTTGGCGTTGCCCAAGCTCTTGGCTATTTGTTCTGCTTGCATTTATATGCTGCCATTTTTTGAGAGGAAAAAAAAGCCGAGGCTGTTACACCTCGGCGCTTACTTGCTACTACTTAAAACATTTCGTCATCTTCAACAGCCGCGGCCATCACTGACTTCTTAGGCGCTGGAGCTGGCGCTGGCTTGGCAACAGGAACTGGCGCGGGTGGCGCCGCCACTTGCGCGGTGAACTCCTCATCGCTTTGCCCCATACCGGCAGGCTTGTCAATCCAACTCACAATGGTGAAGTTGGGGATGCGTGTTGTGCCTTTGCCAATCTTCTCCAACTTACTGCCGGTGTACTCAAGTACAGGCAACTTACCTGCATTGGCGGCACGCTGTGCGGCGCATTCGGTGTATATTTTCTCCAACCCAAGATTAGGTCCGACTCCCGATGAACTCCATTCCGCCGTCCCAAGCTTTTTGTTATATAGGGTCAAAATAAAGCCACGCTTATGATTTGGCGATGGCTGTGGACCTTTCTTGCCAAGCTCAGAATCAGGTTGCCAATCGCGTACACCTACACCGAGTTCAAGCCAGCCAGTTTTGACACCATCAATGTCAAAGACTACTTTCTTGAGTTCGATTTCCTCGCCGAGATTATTTGTCCAGGCATTTGCCTGTGGACTGAATCTGATGTAGTTTCCATTACCGCCGCCAGATGAGAGATTTAACATTTTGCGTTTCGCTTTCTAAAGTTACAGGGTTTGCATTATTGACTCAGACCGCGATCTTTTGCGAGAGTGAGTCCGGTTGATACCTTGGCCGTCAATGCGTCCAAGATAACTCTTTGTTCCTTTGGTAGCAGTTTCTCTGCCGCCGTAGGAGAAA